TGCAGTAGCCTTCGGCGCCCGGCTCGTCATCGAAGAACGTCACATACAGCGCGACCACCGCGGCCTCCAGCGACTTGCCTTGCTTGCGCGGCAGTTCGTTGTAGGCGGTGCGGAATCGCCGCAGTCGCGTGCGCTGGTGAATCCATCCGAACAGCGACCCCAGCCGGAACTTCTGGTGCGGTTGCAGCACGATGTACCGGCCGGCCCACTGGCCGCGGTAATGCTTCAGCCGCTCCGCGAAGCGGAAGAACCGTTCGGCCCGCGCGTAACTGAGCACAAACGGAAAGGCTTTCGTGCCGGCCCGCTTCAGATCGCGCAGGTGCCGCGCACACGCGAGGCGGTGATACTTCCCCGCCGGCTCGAGTCCACCGACCACGCGCTCGGCGTACGCCGTGATGCCGTCCGTTCTAGTCATGGCGATCAATGCGGCTTGAGGTCGGCATCGTCATCGACCGGCGGGTAGTCGAATTCGCGGAACGGATCATCCGGCCCGAGGCCGCCGCCGCCGCCCGGTAGCACTTGCACCCGCGCGCGGCTCGATGGCGTCAGCCCGAGCTCGGGCCAGAGGCGATTGCAGTTCGCCAGCGCGCGCGTCGCGATGGACAAGTACGGGTTCGGCATCGGATAGCCGGCCGGCGAGCGCACGACCAGGCCGGCGACTTTGATCAGCGCCGTCGCCTCCAGATACCGCGACCACTCCAGACACAGCGCGACCAGCGCTGACCAGTCCGCTTCGGTGACCTGCCGCGCGCGGCGCAACAGCGGCGCCAGCCGCTGCCATTCCGCGATCGCCGCGGCGTGGCCGGTCAGCACGTCGGGCGGCTGTTCGAACAACACGCCGGGAATCGCGTGCTGCGGTTCCGCCTCGTTCAGCGGGCGCCGGCCGGGATTGCCGCGGATCCGCTTTTGCTCCGTGGGGATCGGCTTACGACCGCGCGTCATGGCGCCTCCGATTACGTAGTAAAATCGCAGCACCTATGGCAAAGCAGAAACCCATCGAGTCACCCGCGCAAATTCTTGGCCGCCTCGGAGGCAGCGCGAACACGCCGAAACAAAATGCCGCGCGTCGCAAGAACGCGCGACGCAGCGCCGGGCGGCCCGGCCGTGTCTGTCTCTACTGCGGCGAACCGGTCCTCGGCGGGCATGTCGACCGCGCGCTCGATGAGACGTGCGGCGCGCACGGTTGGCAATGGCAGCAGCGCGCCAACACGCCGACGCCCGCCGCCCCGAGCCGCGACCGCAAGGCCCTCATGGCGATTCACACCGCCGTCACCGCCGCGCGCGGCGCGCTGGCCGAGCAGATCCGCGCGCTGCTGGCGCGCGTTGACGTCCGCTAAGAAAGCCCGGCGCGTCACCCGCGCTTTTCCGTGGTGACCTTGCCGGCCGTGGTGCCGACCACATCGAGCGTCGTGCGCCCGAAGACGGTTACGTCCACCTTGTTTCGCAGCCGATCCACTTCAGCCAGTAGCCACCGCGCCTCGTCAATGTCGAGGGGCTCGGCGCAGTAGCCCGCGCGGGTCGGGTGCAACTTTTCACGAATGCCGGCGAGGCGCGCGAGATTGATCACCACACCGCCCTCCAAATATTGAACGCCGCGATGACGGCGAACGCGCCCGCCACCGACGTGTCTAAGTACAGTGCGAGCAGCGCCACTCCCACGCTCACGACCAGGGCGACGGGGTCGAGCCTCACGCGCGTCACTCGCGAATCTCCCCGGTGCGGATCGCGCGGTGCCGGTCATCGCTGACCGCTACGCCTTCGACAATCGTCCGGTTCAACATCGGGTGCGCATCATGCGACGGGCCGAAGTCCGAATCTGGGTGCCACGCAAACACGTCGAGCGCCGCGGCCTCGGTGTGAAAGCTATGCACCGTCTCGGCCGGGATGTACCAGAACATGCCGCCGGCCAGCGGCGTGTCGCCCTCGGGTGTCTTGCACACGCCGGACCCGCGGAGGATGATCCCGATCCGATCGGTCGGGTGCGTGTGCTGCGTCTGGTGAATGCCGGCCGGCAAGTGCAGCAGGTTCAAGCACGGCTCCCCCACTTTCGGCGGACAGACCAAGAGCGAATCGCTGCACCCGTCGATGTAGCGGAGTCGGCCGGCATCCTCGACGGGCCCGCCCATCTGTGACAGCCCGGTGTACTCCGGCGTGTAAATCATCACGCCGGCGCCGCCGTGGATGTGCGCGCCGCCCGGTGCAATCGCGAAGCAGCCTTGCCCCAAGTGCATCAACGTACCGGGCCACACAACGACCAGCGGCGCAATCGGCAGGATGACCGCGCTGCCGCCCGCCGGCACCCGCGGCGCCTCATGCGCCGGTCCCCAGCTGACCAGGCGTATGCGACCGACGGGCGAGGTCGGGATATCGAAGTCCACGACGCCGCTCTTCTGCGTGATCGGCCATGCTGCAAAGCCGCTCATCCCGGTACCCATCCTTTCGAGAATTCGGCGCCGTCACGCGACACGCGCTCGGGCATCCCGGCGCGGTCGGCCAGCCGATCCACTTCTTCCGGTTCCATCTGCATCAGGAAGCACACGTCCTCGACGGCGGCGCCGTTCTCCAGCAGCTCGCGCACGACCTCGGCCATCGGCAGCACCGCATGTTCGCCGCGGGCGCGATTGTGCCGCACCGTCGACATGATGCGGTGGGCGCGGTCGGCGCGGATGCGCACGATAGGCACCAGCCCGCCGGTGAGCTTCGCCACATCAGGATCCGCCGCGCAGCGCCAGCGATGTTCTCCGTCCACGATCACCGGCTTGCCCTTGCCTTCATCGACGACCACGATGGGCTGCGTCCACCCGTCCTCGAGCAAACTGATCTTCAGCAGTCGATGTTCGGGCGGCGGCTGCACGTTTGGGTTGTAGTCGTTGGCGGTGATGGCGTCGCGCGGTGCCCACTCGATGCGGCTGACCGGCTGCGTCAAGTGCGGCTGCGGTTTAGGACGTGATGCCACGGCGACGCCTTTCTGCGAGAGCGCGGTTATGCATCTTCTGTTGCTGCCGGCCGAACTTGTTGCTGCCGACCTTGGCGGCGATGTAGAGGGTTTTCCAGCAGAACCCGCTCAGCGGGTCGGGCACGTCCTCGGGCATCGGCTGGCCGGCGGTGCGGAGTTCATGAGTGCGCAGACAGTTCTCGATCGCGAGCGCGGTTTCCTTGCGGCTGCCGGGGTCCAGCCGGCGCAAGGCGCGCATCGTCATCGCCCGCCACGTCTCGCCGTGCGGCAAGTCCTCGTCGCTGACCGCACTCGCGTACAGCTCGGTGTTCGCATAGCGCGCGGCCGTCGCGGCGCCGGCGACACGGTCGACCATCTTGGCCCACAGCTGCGGCCAGCACGTCTTGAACGTGTAGAGGCCGCGGATCGGTTGTTCCCCGAACGGCGGCGCGCACCGTTGCAGGTGCCGCGGCATGCCGCATTGGTCCATCACGTCGTAGGCGCGGTTGTAGTCCCAGCCGAATTGCTGCGGCGCTCGCCACACGTCCTCGGTCGCCCAGTCGTAAATCGGGTAGACGTTCATCGAATGCTTCGCCGCGGTGCCCGGCGTCATGAACGCTTGGTGCCCGACCTTCGACGCCACGGCGCGATAGCGCGACATGCTCTCCTGCGTCCGAATGCCCATGATGTTCGCGAAGCTGCCCTTCACCGGCGGGAACAGCGCCGTCACCTGGTCGGCAATGCCCTTGCGCGTGAAGCCGGGATAGTCGGTCACCGCCAGCGGCGGCAGCGGCCGCACCCATCGCGCGCGGTCCTCGGGCGCCCACGGATACCAGTGCGGTTCACTCGGGCTGCAAGCGTTCCGGTGTTCGATCGGAACGCAGTACCACGTAAACGTGATGTCCGGTTTCTCCGCGGTGCGGGCCAAGTACTCGACCGTCTCCGGTGGAATCGCTTCCTCGTCGAACGTGCGCACGTCGAGCGGCAGCCGGCCGGTGTCGCGCGCGACTTGCAGCGCGAGGTTGAGGCACACCGTCGAATCCTTGCCGCCGCTGAATGACACGGCGATCTGGTCGAAGCGTTCGAACACATGCCGCAGCCGTTGCAGCGCGAGCTCGTAGCAGCTGGTGTCCAGCCGCACCTGTTTATGAATGCGGCCCATCAGCTCTCCTTCACCAGCCGCCAGATCGTGCAGCCCGGTGCGTGATGTCCGCGGAGGGCGCGCGGCATACTGCCCGCTTTGATGATGCGGCCGGCCCGCGCGAGCGCCATGAATACCGGGCCGAAGGCGCGGTCATCGTGCGGCCGAATGCCGGCCTCGGCACACCGCAGGGTCAGCACCTCACCGCCCGTCGGCCCATGCACGGTGAGATAGTTCACGATGAACGCTTGCGCCTCTTGCGAGAACGTCGCCGCCGTCACCCGCTCGGCCTTGTCGGCAACGAGCGCCATCGCGATGTCGCGCGCCTCCAGCTGCGCGAGGCTGCGGTCCTCGTCCTCGATGCCGCCCTGCCGGCCGTCACAGCGCGCTTCATGATTGGGTTCCAACGGATCGCCGCCGCAGAACCGGCACCGCAGGAAGTCCTGTTCATGTTCATCGCCGCGCACGTTGCCACTCCTCGAGCGCGGCCGTCAGCGCCTCCCCGGTCGTGGTGACCTGATAGCGAGTGCGCGCTTCCGCGAGTGCCGCGCGCACGATGCGTTCTTGTCCGACCGTGACCGGGCAGATGAACGTCGCCATCTCGGCGCGCACGTCAT